TAATTTTATTAAAGTGTTTTTCTTCTTGCTTTTTTCTGTGTTCGAGAAAACTTATTTTATTGTGTTGTGTACTCTGAGCCATTCTTCTGCGTAATCTACATTTGTATAATCTTTTAACCAAGGACCGCCATCTGTAAAGTGTACGGCTCTAGGTATCCTTGTATAAGGAAGATCTTTAAAATTATAATAACCTACTAGCATGTTGTATGCAACAGGAAGTTCTCCTATTTGATCATCACTATCTAACCATTTAAATCCATGCAGGTTTCCTGCTTCTGTTGTACTAACATAATCAATATTTAATCGTTTACATTTTTCATTATTAAAGTACATAAGACTTGACCAATACTTTTTATCGTAAGGTCTATTTGTTTTATCCATCATCTTACCATGAGGACGTGTAACTAATTGAGGATGCTTAACTACATGGACTGCATGGTCATCTTCACAACATATGCTTGCGTAATCAGCAATCTCTTCAGGATCACAGCGCCAAAGAAAATCAACATCACAAAATAAAGCATGACCTTTAAAGTTGCAGAGGTGAGGAACGAGGAAACGAGTGAACGCAAAGTCTGTAGACTCTCCTTGAACTGGTCGGTAATACATCTTAGCATCTTCTAAATCCTTTTTTATCAATGGTATAATTTCATGTTTGTTATTCGATCTATTTTCAATAGAGCGTTTACAAACTTCATAAACTTCGGGGTAATAAGAATCGTAACCTATAAAAATTTTCATTCTTCTTTTTCCTTTTCTTCCATTCCTTTATTTAATATATCTAGTATTTGTTTCTGATCTTCTATTGGCAAAGACCAAAAGAATCCTAGTATGTCTACGATTTTAGAGTCGTCACTCTTTTCAGGGGGTGAAGTCATAGTATCTCCTGTCTAATGGTTTTTTATTTCCTTCTCCTAAAGGAATCGAAATAGATATTCTCGGTCCTTGAGGAATTGCTTTGTGATAAAGTCCAGTAGGTATATAAATCATATCTCCTACTGTCAATGTTTCATCATATCTTAATTGCATTTCTTTTTCTTGTTGTGCTGTTAAATTAGCAGGAGCATTCTTTCCTGCAAATACTCTATAAACTTTCCATCTTACTTTTCCTATGGCATGGACAAGAAAGTTATTATCACTATCTCTATGACAAGGGAATGTTAAAGCATTCTTAATTGGTGAACAATATAAATGTGCGTCCGCCGCACTACCTTCAAACTGTCGCTCAACCGCACCGGAAAGAGCAGACATAGCAGGACTTATTAAAGATGCTTTAGTTAATATAATACTACATCCTTGATTCCAAAGTTCGTGTATATATTTTTTATCAAAGTAATCTATCCTAGACCAACTAGGTTTCCTGCCTTTATATGCGTTATTTTTTTCCATGCAAAGCTTTCCTTCAGGTGTAATTATTTGAAGTCCTGATACTGCTCTATCATTATGTATATAATCAGAAAGCTTTTCCCAAGTTATTATCTGGCTCATAATATCTTTGCGCATATCATTTGCTTTCACTATGAGAGGTTGTTTATTTTTATAATTACCTATAAACTCATCAACTGATAGGGGATGTATTAAGTCTGCAAAACTTATATCATACATCCAGATATACCTTAGCGTCTAGTTCTATTTCTAATTTATTATGTATCTTATAAAATTCTTCTTTTGCTACACGAGTAATTGTTTGTAGTGTAGAATATGTAATTGGATTTAATTTAGATTCTATCACAGAGATGTCTGCAATACTTTGCTCAGTTGTAATTTTACCTTTAGGATCAATGAGAACACTATAGCTTATTACGTTTGCTTCGTTTTTTCTAGGCATTACAATATCTCACAAGCACCTGCTGTGCAAGCAAGCTCTTTAGTATTCTCTGTCATGTCTTCTGTTTCATAATTAGAAAGCAACGACCAGTCTACTGAGTCTGTTGTTTTCTTTAGCCATTGTTTATATTCTTTAGCAGTTATCTCTTGATAAGGTGCTTGTTGATAAGAGTGATCTGCATAAGGTAAGAACGAAACACCAGAGATGCGATCAAAGTTATCCCATACCCATGCACCTACCTTCAACCATTCAGGTTCTCTAATTGAAATAGTAGCGGAAGGTTTATGTTCACACCAATGATCTTGATATGCTTTCCACAAATCTAAATGCCCTATAGCTGATANGTCTATTCGTGTTAAAGATTTATCAGGAGATTTAATAGGGAAATAAAAGACTAGGGTGTGGTCTGGTTTAGTTATATCATCTTCATGATACACGCCTTGGTCAACCATCAGTTGTGCAATAGGATCTTTCTTATCTGCTCTTACTGTTCTTAAATAGTATTCGCTATGTCTGGGGTGTATTCCGCTAGAACTATCGACTAATTGACTAACAGTTCCACTAGGTTTAACACAAGTAATTGCGGCAGATGGTTTTATCTTTAATTTTTTTGCCCATAACTTATTAGTCTCGACTGCTACTCTTTTTAATTTTTCTAGGTTACCCTCAAGAACAGGGGTGATGCTGTTTAACTTAGTATTGTCCATGATACCAGTAAGAGAAACACCAAGCAATGCTTCTTCTTCTGTATTATCTTTCCAAGATTTTGTTAAGTATCTAAAGTTAGTGAGAGTTGCTTGGAATGTACCTAAGATTGTAGCTAATTCAATCTTACGAGAAAGAGAAGACCAACTATCATTAGGTCTTACAACAACCTCTGTTAAATTACAGAACTGTTTATTGCGCAGGATGATTTCACTACAAGGGTTACATCCAAAGTCTTTGTATTCTTCTCGCCTGCCATTCTTAGCCGCTTGTTCTTCAGCCGCTTGACGATTAAAGATACCACGCTCACCGCTTTTAGATTCATATAGGGATGCCCATTCTTTTATAAAGGCTCCCATTTCTGCTGAATCTGTATAAGCTACTGAGTTATTAGATAACGCACGATGTTGGTTGTGCTCCCACCAAGAGCCTGACTTAGCATTACGCATACGTTCATCTGAAAGATTGCTGAGTGAAATCAAAGCACTACGTCTAACACCGCCTACTACTACAACCTCAGCTATCTTACACATTAGATCATGGCAATCTATTGATACCAATTTCTTTTGTCCTTTAGCAATAGCATCTTTAAATATATTAATGGTGAAGTGCATGAGATCATCTAAAGGAGCAGGACCACTAGCTCTTCCGCCAAAAGTTTTAAGCCTTGCGCCTTGTGGTCTGATGCCACTAAGATCCCATTCGGGAATTTGTCCGGCGTATAGTAAGGACATAAGTTCTTTGTATGCTTTTGCCCAACCAATTTTAGAGTCAGCTACTTTTATAACTGTGTCTGTTTTATATAAACTTTCAGGAAGATCAGGAAGTTTATTAATGTACTGTCGTTCAACACTAAAGCCAACACCTGTGCCACACATAAGTATATATAATGTTTCATCAAAGGCTCTTGGGTGATCGACTGCTACATAACTACAATTAAATCCTGCAACATTATCTCTAGCTAATGCGTTGCCTGCTGACATTAAAGCTCTCATGCTTGGCATAACTTCTAAATTAAGAACAGCTTGTTCTAGTGTAGGTCTTTCATTAGATATATCTATCTTATGTTTCCATTTTAAATGCTCTTGCATAAAATCGAAATACCTAGCAACTGTTTCTTGCCAAGTCTCTCTTCTTCCTAACTCTTCATTCCATCTTGCGTATCTACTAAGATGAATAAACTCTTGATATTGAGTTGGTAAACTAACTTTTTTCATTTCATTCCTTGTCTTGTAAGATTTGCAAAAGCTTTTCTTCATACCAATCTGCTTTTAATAAATCTTGTATTCCATTTTTATATTTAAATCTCCAACGATACTTAAGTGAATTACCTCGTAGATATCCTACAAATTCATCATGTGTAAGCATCGCTTGGATTGCGTCTATGCACTCAATCTTTCCGTTATTATAATGCGGAGGATTATTAACTGCATCTTCTTCTATTAAGTTGTGTGCTTCTTCCATTACCGAAGCAGGTATTGTTCTGTCCACCATTTGTTTGCCCTCTCTTATATAAAGTTTTTAGAACCATCAATCATTCGCTGATATAGTCGCTCGCTTCTTGGTCCTACTTGTTTTGCCCATCGACTGTCCATCATCTGAACTGCCGCCTCTTCATAATCTTTATTTTCTAAAGCATTAAGAAACTTTTCAAATTGTAGCAGTCTATTTATTCCTAAATTAAATCCCATATTAACTACAACTCTTTGTCTTTCTTCATCTAGATCTCTCCAAAAAGGAATGTTTCTATCTAGATCCTTACAAATATTATCAATGTCTTTATCAAGACATGACATAATTCTTTCTTCAGAAACCTCTGTGCCTACAGGTTTTCCACATTCATCATCAGCATCTAATATTAAATGACCTACACCAAAAGTAGGGTAACCTAAATGATCTGTGTAAATCTCTGTAACTTTCCCTTCATCAAAAATTAATTCTTGCATCAACGCTTTGCGATCCATATCTATATCCTTTTCTAAAAATAATATTAAAAATAAATAATTCATTTAGTCCAAGAGGTAGGAATAGTTCCTCTA